ATGCAACTAACTTTTTTATGAACCAAAATAACGGTTATTCTAGCAGCTCATATACACTAAATAATTTTTGTAATACTAGTACGGGGTGTAATATAACTGTCAATGACTAAAATATTCACACATTGGACGATTGCATTCCTCACGTTAGCTGCAATTACGTTTTACGGACTACAAGAACCTTATCTCAAAGAAGTATTAAGGCTAAAAGGTTTTGATACTATAATCAATTCACAAGAAAAAACATATTCAAAAGATATTATAGTTGTAGAGATAGATGAAAAGGCTATTGAAAAATACGGTCAATATCCATTCAATAGAGAAATATATGCTGAACTTATTATAAAGTTAAGAGAAGCTAATGCAGGTATGATATTGTTTCCCATGTTATTTTCAGAAGAAGATAGACAAGGTGGTGATTTAATTTTTTCTGAAGCATTACAATATGGAACTGTAATCGCACAAGTTGGTACAAATCAAACTAATAAAAATGCAGTTCCAAGAGGTATAGCTAAAATTGGTGACCCTTTACCTTTCCTCTTTCAATGGGGTGGAATGCTTGGACCTATACCAGAATTACAATCAAATGGTGTAGGTGTTATTAATACAGCACCAGAGATAGATGGATTGGTTAGAAGATTACCTTTACTTATGAGAGTGGGTGATGAAGTATATCCTGCAATGGCAATTGAAACAATAAGAGCTATTACAGGTGACCCATCGTATCAAGTAAAAGCTGATGAAAATGGTATCATGGCTGTAAGAGTTCCTGGTTATGCTACAATAAAAACTGATAGAAATGCTAGGATTTGGATTAGTCATAATAAGACATTTGATAGTATCTCAATCGCAGATGATGATTTCGAATTTGAACTGACTGAAGGTAAAACAGTAATTGTGTCACTGACAGCTGAAGGTTTATCACCAATGGTTGCTACATCAGCAGGTGAACAATATAATCATTATGTAATTGCATCTAGTTTACAAACAATTATTGATGGTACACATATAAAAAGAGATGATACAAGTATCTTTATGGAAACAATTATGGCTGTTCTTATCTCAGCTTTATTAATTGCACTTGTAAGAATTGCACCATATTGGTTGATTGGTTTATTTACAATTAGTGTTTATATTGGTAGTGTTTACTTTACTATGTTTATGTTCAATCAATCACTTACACTTACTGATATTAGTTGGTTTATAATTACATTTACTATAGTTGCTATGCATTCTATATTCAATAGGTTCATATTAGAGTTTAATTTAAAACAACAGATAAGAAAACAATTTGAAAAGTATTTAGACCCAAGACAAGTAGCAATATTGCAAAAGAATCCAGATAAAATTAAACTAGGTGGTGATAGAAAAGATATGAGTTTCTTGTTTATGGATATTGTAGGATTCACTCCAATATCTGAACACTATAAAAATAATAATGACCCTGAAGGATTAGTGAAAGTAATAAATGATTACCTAGATAGAATGACTAAAATTGTTTTAAAGAATGGTGGTACAATAGACAAATACATGGGTGATTGTATCATGGCTTTTTGGAATGCACCACTTGATTGTGACAATCATGCTGAAATGGCTGTAAAAACTGCTATTGAATGTGCTAAAGAGACTGAAGAGATTAAAAAAGAATTCAAATCAAAAGGTTTACCAGAGATTAATATTGGTAGTGGTGTAAATACAGGAACTTGTATTGTAGGTAATATGGGTAGTGAAATGAGATTAGATTATTCTGTTATTGGTGATGCTGTTAATTTAGCTGCTAGATTAGAAGCACAAACTAGAAACTATAAAGATGAGAATGGTAATGTTGTACCATTACTCTATTCACAATACACTAAAAGTCTTTTAAGTAATATTGACTCTATTGAAGTGGATAAAATAAAAGTGAAAGGTAAAGAAGAGCTTATAACAATTTATAAGCCCTCCTTTGTAAGTTAGTCTTGAGCTAAAGATTTAAAGTAATCTTCTAAATCTTCATCATCTTCTTTTTTGACTTCCTCAGTCTTTGATTCAAAGACTTCTTGAAAATCATTAGACTCAGTTGAAGATGTTTCAGCTGTAGGTACCTCTTTGGTAGTTGTACTAACTGCTGCAGAAACTTCTGTATCACCAAGCACTTCATTTAGTTTTGTTTTAAGTTCATCATAAGATTTGAACTTATCTTCAGCAACTAAATCATGAACATCATGTTGTGCCTCGAAAACAGCTTTCATCTTGTCTTCACCCTCAACAATGGCACCTGGCTTTTCAAAAGATGAAGAGTCATAGTTCCAATATCCACCAACCATTTTAATTTTGATTCTAAAGTTTGCACCTTCAAGCAAATCAAAAGGGTTTACTGGAGTTTCATCTTCAAACTCAGGCTGCATAGACGCCATAATCTTTTCAAAGATTTTTTGTCCAAACTTAAAGATTTTAACTTTGCCTTCGTTAGAAGTATCTTGTGGGTCATTAAGAACAAGAACGTTTGCATAATAAGATGTACGTCTTTTCTGCTTACGAGCTATTTCTTTATTTTCCTCAATACCAGAATTCCATAACTTAGAGTTATATTCTGACACTGGGTCATTTTGGTTAATGGTAGTCAAAGAGTTTTCAATGTACCATTTACCAGTAGGTCCTTGGAAACCGTGGTCGTATATAGTCACCCAAGGTGTTTTAGAAGAATCCTTACCAGGTAAGAATCTGACAACTGCATAACCAGTGCCATCTTTACCCATACGAGCTTTCCAGATACGGTCATCATCGTAACTTTTCTTCTCAGTATTTTTTTGTAGGGATGTTTTAAGTTGCTCAAATTGGTTTGAGCGATTTTTTAGATAATCATCAAATGACATAATTTTCCTCCGTTTCGTCGTTTCGATTTATCGTAGCAGATAAGTTTAACAAGATTCTAGCTTGATATAAGAATATCCCTTGCGATACTCTCATAATATTTATAATCCAATTTAGATAAAACAAATGGTTTGTACTTCTTAATTTTTCTAATGTAATCAGGCCAAACAAAAGGTATGTCAACTGTCTTATCATGTTTATCTATAAATGGATAAAAATTATCTAATAGGATTATACTCTCCATTTGCAATTCTTTTTTAATTACTGCATTATGAATATCTGGTATCTTATCATGAGCTACAGACATCATTTGAGATGGATTGTGCTCTTTGATATACATCATATCTTCTTTAAACAATGATGGCATTCTTCTCATTTTAGATTTATAAACGTCCATTGTAGGTCTACTCATATTTTTAATCCACTCTTTTGGATTGTCTAAAAAATGAGCTATAAAAAAGTCTTCTAAATCATCCATTGAAATAATTTTAGATAGTTTCTCAAATGCATACACATCGTTTCTCTTATTATATGCATCAACACCAGCTTTTACTCTACCATTAAATTTAAAGTAATCATAGTCTGTACTGAAATGCTTTTGAAGAGCAAGATACTTTATATAGATTTCGTAACCAGTCTTTGTCATGAATATGCAATTACCATCAGAGCAAAGAATGTCAGACAGCAAGCATAGAAGAAATTCCAATTATTAGTTCGCCAAATGAAATACATAAAGCCACCTAAAAGAATACTTGTAATACCTAGTTGTATTAATACTGTAGTAAAATTAATCATACACTATATCCATAGTTAATCTTAGCATGTTTCTCTTCATCAGCTCTTATCTTTATAATAATATCTCTTAATGTTGCATCATCATCCAAATTATAATACTGTTTAGCTAGTGGAGTTGCAGGTATATTTTCTGCTTGGCCAGAGTCTACCATGTGTAAATATTGTGTGTAAGATTTTACTGCTTCTTCTTCAAAGTAATGTATCATTCGATGTGCAGTCTTTGGAAAGAATACAAATAGAAAAAAGTAAAAGACAAGAAAGATACCTTGTGCAATTAATACTAACCATCTTTCAAACCAAGTAGGATTTGCAATATCAATAAAAATCATAAGATGCATTCTTTCATTTTCAGCTTCAGCCATCATCTCTCTAATCTTTGGACCAAGACCTGCTTCCATCTTTCGAAGTGACTTCATATGTAGCCATACACCTGCTACTATACCAGGAACACCTGCAATTGTCTCTAATACTACAGCTCTATGGCCGTATCTTTTCGCAAAAAAAGTATCAGCTATAAACCTAAAAAATTTAGTCATTGTTTTTGCAAACCAATCAGACAAGACTATTCACCTTATATTTTAACATGTTTAAATCAGAAGCATCTTTCTCTATCTT